CAATAATAAAATATCTGAACTAACAGTAAAAGGTAATCCAAATTCTGATTATGATAGAGCTTTAGAATTAGTAGATGAATTAAAAAATTTTAAAAGATCAAATGGTTATAAAGTTGATACAGGAAAATTATCTGTGCAAATATCTAATTTAGAACAAAAAGTATTAACTGAAAAAATATCACATGATAGTTTAATTAGAAAACAAGGAGACAACAGATTATTTTATGATTATTCAGAAAGTTTAAAAAAAGATTTATCTCAAAGTATAGCTGACCCTTATGGACAACCTGAACTTTTTGATAGAATGGCAGCAACAGAAATAGAACAAGAATTTGATAAAAGAATTAATAATTATGTAAGTGCAAATCCTGATGCAACTTTAGAAGAAAAAAGAGCTTATGCTAGATCAATTACTTTTGTCTTACAAAATAAATATGAAGATAATAAAATTTTAAAACAATCTGAATTTAATCTACAATTATCTGATACAGATTTAGTAGATCAGTATAATACAACTATAAGTGATATGAAAAAACTTGCTGATGGCACACTAGATCAAGATACAATAGAATCTTATAAAAGTTTAGCAAAAGTAAATGGTTATCAGGATATTCAATCTTTTATGAATGATTATATACCAATATTAAATTCTCAACTTTCAAGGTCAAGATAATGGCTACAGAATTTTCTCCAGAAGTTTTAAATTCATTAGAAAAATTTAATGAAGAAACTGTTAAAATAGAACCAGTTAATTCAGGTCTAGTAAAAAATCCAGATCAAGAAGATGCAAATTATTGGAACATTGCAAGAGATATGGCTTTATCTGCACCTCAAGGTGTATTTAATGCCATAGAAGAGCAAGGAGATTTTTTAGATGAAAATATAATTTCATTGGGTGGACTTGAGTTTGGAGATCAAGATGGCAAACTTACGTTCAAAGATTTTATACCAACATTTGTTCCACCTTCAAAATGGAAAACAGAAGAGTATTCAAAAAAAAGACAACTACCAACTTTTCATAAACCAGAAACTTTAGCAGGAAATATGACAGAAGGAATATCAAGATTTCTTACTGGTTATGCAGGACCAGCTAAATTTTTAAAAGGTGCAGGTTTAGGAGGAACAGCAATAAGAAGAACAGGTAGAGCATTGATTGGTGGTGCAGTCGCTGATCTTACTGTATTCGATCCTAATGAGGGTAGACTATCAGATATGTTAGTCGAGTTTGATTCACCTGTATTAAATAATGCTGTTACTCAATATCTTGCAACAGATAAAGAAGACGGTGAAATGGAAGGTAGATTAAAAAATGTATTAGAAGGAATGGCACTTGGTGGACTTGCTGAATCTATATTTTATGGAATCAAAGGTTTTAAACAAATGAAAAAAACAAAAGATTTAGAAAAAAGAGCAGTTTTACAAAAAAAAACAGACCAGGTTATCAAAGACGCACAAAAAGGAAAAAAAACAAAAAGATTAAGAAAACTTGCTTTAGAAAATAATGATGCAATAGATACAAAAGAAGCACTAAAAGTAATTACAAAATCAAAAGAAACTGCAAAAAAAGATGCAGAACTGTGGATAAAAAAAATATTAAATACCAAATCACTTACAAGTGGTGAACAAGTATTAAGAACAATAGATAATATTGTTGATAATGGATTTGATGATATTACAAAAGAGTTTTTAGAAAATGATAAATTAGCAAATGAAGTTGCATTAGAACTTGCAGAGATTGCAGGTAGAGATCAGAAAGAAGTATTAAAAGCAATTACAAAAGAAGGTGTAAGATCAAAAGATGGAACAGTTAGGATGCTTACCAATAAAATGTTTTTACAACAACTTGGTCAAGATTTTATAGATGTATCAAAAAAATATTTAGACGAGTTTGGAGAAAACGTAGATAATTGGTCTAAACAATCTAAAGAAGAAATAGCATTAAGAGGTAAAGTTATTCAAGAAGTTACTTATGCTTTGAAAGAACAAATAAGAAATGCAGCAAGAATTACACAAGCTGGTAATATAAAAGTTACAAGATCAGGTGGTAAAATTTTAGAAGTGGAAGATATTGCTAAAAACATAAAAAACTTCAATGCCAATCCTGCTGTACTTGCTAAAAAAATAAAAGATATGAAACCTAAAGATGCTATAAATGAAATATCAAAAACAAGGTCACAAAAAGCTATTGAGGTGTTTAACTCATTGTATATTAACTCTTTGTTATCTGGAACTTATACTCATGCAGTAAACTTTCTTTCAAACTCATACGAACTATTATTAAAACCAGCAGAACAAATCGCAGGAGGTATTCTTACAGCAAACATGAGATCCATAAGAACTGGAGCTTCTCAATATTTTGGAATGATGTTTACCATAGGTGATACATTTAATGCTGTTAGAATTGCTTTCAAACAAGGTGATGCAATCCTTGATCCTCTTGCTAGAACTCAAGATAATTTAAGAATAATAAATGGCAAAGCTGTAAGACCCATTAGTGGTTCTAATCTTGGATTTGATGGTAGAGCTGGTACTTGGATAGATCGTCTAGGTATAATAGCAGAACTACCAACAAGATTATTAATGAGTTCTGATGAATTGTTTAAACAATTAAATTATAGAGGTAGATTGTATGCTAATGCAGTAAATAATACTTTAGAATTAGGTTTAGATATTTCATCTAAAGAAGGTAGAGCAAATATAGACAGAATTTTTAAAGAAGGTTTTGATAAAAATGGAATGGCTAATGTTAAAGATAACGATATAGCTGCGGATGCTTTACAACAATCAAGAGTTGCAACATTTACAAATAGTTTAGAAGATGGAAGATTATTAAATATAGGTGGATCGTGGCAGAAATTTTTAAGAAATAGTCCTTATTTAAGATTTCTTACACCTTTTGTAAGAACACCTACAAATCTTTGGAGACAATTTGAAACTCGTATTCCTGTTTATGGTGCATTTACAAAACCAATGAAAGATTTGTGGAGAACAGGAGATAGAAGAGCAAGAGCAGAAGTTTTAGGTAGACAAGTATTTGGAATATCTGCTGCTTTGTATGCTTATCATTTAACTCAAGCATCAGTTAAAGATAAAAATGGAAATATATATCCTAAAATAACAGGTAATGGACCGAAAGATTTTAATATTAAAAAGACATGGCTAAATAATGGATGGCAACCTTATTCTATTGCAAGAGAAAATGAAGATGGCACAATAACTTATTTACAATACAACAGAATGGATCCTCGTTTTTATTTATTCGGTATTGCAGCAGATATAAATGAAAATAGTTTGAGTATTAATGATGAAGATAAAGAAAATATGTTTGCTGTTATGGGTTTATCAGCAATGAGATCAGCTATTAATAAATCTTATGTAAGAGGTTTATCAGATGCTTTTGAACTTGCACAAAGAACTACACCAGAAAATTTAGAAAAATATATTGGTAGACAATTTGCAAATGCTATTCCTTATCAAGCATTAATAGGTCAAGGTATTCCAGGTATAACAGAATATGATACTGATATGTTAGAAGCTAGAGGTTTTGTTGACGAGATAATTAAAAAGACACCATTAATAACTAAAACAGATTATTTAGAACCAAGAAGAGATATATTAACTGGTGAACCTATTGTTAGAAATCCTAACTCTATTTATTTTAATCCTGAAGGTGGAATATCTTTTTTAAGTTTTACTCAAGGACCTATTTTAGTAGGTAAAGAATCTCAATTAAAAGATGATCCTGTAACATTAGAAATAGCAAGATTAAAAGTTGCTTTATCTGAACCAAGAAAAATTATAGATAATATAGAATTATTAGATTATAAAATTGATGGTCAATCTGCTTACGATTATTGGACAGAAAGAGTTGGAAAAACCAAAGTTAGAGGGTTGACTTTGAAAGAAAAATTAGAGAGAACATTTGAATCTTTATCTTATAAAAGACAACAAGATGGTAATTTAGACTTTGATGGTAATAAGAAAAGAATTATACAAAGGATATTTGAGGTTCATAAGAAACAAGCATTTGGTGATGTTCTTGAAAAGTATAAAAAATTAGAGGAAGATTTACTAAATGCAAAGAAAGAAAAGTATGGATTTCTGCAACCAATGAGACTAGGAGATGTCAAGGAGCAACCAAAAGAGTTGTTGCCTAGACAATAAAATAATTATATAGAAGGATAATATGACAATATCTTCAACTACAGTAAAAAATTCATATTCAGGTAATGGTAGCACAACAGCTTTTGCTTACACATTTAAGATATTTGCGAACACAGATTTACAAGTAATAATTAGATCATCTACAGGAACTGAAACTGTCAAAACTTTGACAACTCATTATACAGTATCTGGCGTAGGAGA